GCGAGGTACGGCAGCATGTCCTCCGGGCACCGGTCAGGGTCGAGGAAGTCGATGATCGTCTTCGTGTCGACCGACCACTCCGTCATGGTCGCGCCGAGGAGCTTCGCGTAGTAGTCGTATATCTTGTCGGGATCGAGGACGCTGAACGCCACGGTCCCCTCGAATGCGCGCTGGGGCCACGTCTTGTACGGTTGCCACGTACCGTCCTGCCACCGATAGATACCGTGATCGACGAGGTCGCCGTCGAGCGTGATCTCCACGTGCCACACCACCTCGTCAGTGTATGGCTCGCGGAAAACGTACAGGGTACCGGCTGTCGCGTGGTCGTACCGTGTCCCGATGCTGCCCGGTTTCGCGCCCTGGTCGTACAGCGTATCGCCCGGTCCACCAGCGAACATGGAGGACATGATGAAGTGCCCGTTGGGCGCGACCTGCGCTGCCCCGATACCGGAAACGTCGACGATGGAGAGCGACTGGACGATCAGGGGTGTGCTGGGACGGTAGCCCAACAGCGCCTTCCGCTCTGAGGGCGTGTACGTATTCGATTCCGTGACGTCCTGCGCCCCCGGCATGGACACGGTGACGTCGATTGCACCGTTGATCACATAGCTCGGCATCAGACGACCCCTTTACACGGTGTATCGACTACCCCAACTGCACGGTCAGGTCATCGAGCGTCAGGTCGTCCCCGTTCGAGAGCGTCAGGAGCGACCGTTCCCACCACGCAAGCACGTTGTTGGCGACGTCGACGATGTACGCCCCACGGATGGAAGCAATCGAGCCCCCCGCAGCGGTCCAGGTCTGGTCGGCCAATACCGTCTTCGAGAGTTGCGCGGTGTACACCCAGTTCGCGACCGTGATGGCGTGCCCACCTGTGGTATACCCGTTGCCGTTGGAGACCTCGATAAACCCCGTCCCATCGCGCGAAGGTATGCTGTCCCCCCGCATCAGACGAACAGCAACCGCAAGGCGGGTGATGCCCCCATCAGCCCCGTCGCCCTTGAGCATCGACTCTTCACCCTTGTACGTCAGCGAGTTCGCCATCGCGCACCCCTTACCGCTCCGGGATCAGTTCCATGATGATGCGGCGAAGGTTGATCGCCTGCACCATCGAGATTTCGTACTCCGCTGTGGAGGTGTAGAAAATCTCGTTGTTGTAGAAGTACGTATCGTCGTAGTACCGGATGCCTTGGGTCCCCGCCGCCAAGATGATCAGGTCCTGCATGGGCTCGTACGGCTCGATCCCACCATCGCGCCAGTACCCGACCCCCGTACCTCCACCGTCCATACCGGACACGGTGATTGCCGCTCCGGTCGTCGTGATGTCTTCGTTCCCGTCCGGTCCGGAGGTGTCGTTTTCGAGGTTGAGCGTCGGGTCCGTGGCTCCCGCATCGACCGTCCCGGTGATACCCAACTGAGCCTCGATGGCGGTCTTGAGGTTCGCCAGTGTGGTGTCCGCGTCAACTCCGATGGTCACGGGGATGTTCCCGGGCGTGTACGCGGCGTTGTCGTCAAACTCGAAGGTCTTCGTGTCGACACCATCTCCGACGATGATCGTCTCGGTATCAGTCGGCTGTGCACCGCCGTCAAACACGATCCGCCCTGTCGCAGGGGTCGACTCGTCATAGGTCCCCGGGGGCCACCGGTCGTCTTCCAGTGGCGGATTCTGAATCCGGCGGTAGTCGGTCGTATGCACTTCCGGCGCGTCGGAACCCCCCGACATTCCGGTCACCGTGATGACCGCTCCGGACTTGGTGATCACGACGTTGCCGTCCTCACCTGGAACCCGGTTGGAGAGATTGAGCGTTGGGTTGACCGCCAACGGGTCGGTCACGGCGTTGATCTCCAACCGCCCGTTGATCGCCAACCGGAGATATTCGAGCGTCTCCTCCGTGTCGGCACCAATCTGCACGTCGTCGTTCCCTGTGATAACGGACCCGTTGCTGTCGAACTCGAAGGTCCTCGTTGTGACACCGTCGCTGATGATGATGGTGTCACCGTCGGTCGGCTGCGCGCTCAGGCTTATCGTGCCCGTGGCGGGCGGACGTCGGTATCCAGATAGGACCAGCCGGTCCAAGTAGAATGTCCCAACGCCCGGCACGTCCCGGATGGCGTTGTACAGTTCGTTCAGTTCAACCCGGAACCCGGAAGCTGCCTCGAAGACCCCGATGATCGCATCACCAATGGCTTGATGGATCGCCTCCCTTGTATACCACGTATTGTAGTAGACCTCGGAGAGGTACACGTCCACCCACGCAACAGTCGGTCGGATTATTGCGGAGTGGACGTTCACCGGTGTCCGGTCCCGCAAGAACCTCTGCACGTCATCTGTCGTGCCGACGGGGGCCTGCAAATACCTTGTGTAATCGCGGTCGGTCCGGATGCTGTCGTCGTACATCTCCACGGTGAACGTGACGTCTTCCTCGTCCCAGATGTGAACGCGGACCCCGTTGCCACCGTAACTCGCCTGCAGGATGTCAGCGAACACCAGCGACACACCAGCGACACGACCCACGTTCGTCGTGTAGTCCTGCAGGGTAAGAATCTTGTCCTGCGAGCGGATGTACGCGGGGACGTTCACACGCAATTCGCTGAGGCTCTCTCGGTCACGGCCACCCGTCGCCTTGCCCGTTGAGTTGCGGAACTGGACCGAAGCGGTACCTGCACCCCCGCCCAACGTGACCTTCATGGACCCATCGACAGAATAGATGGGCGCGTTTCCCGCCTCCCCATTCGTCGTCCGGTACAAGACCGTGATGGTCCCGTCTGGAATCTTGCCCGCAGCGCCGTCACCGAACTGCACGAGGAGCCGTCCGGACCCGTCGAAGGAGACCTCGTACGTCTTCGATGCAGTCGTCTCCAACGCAAGCGAGTCGATCTGAGACCACAGGTTAGCGGGGGACACCGTTCCGACGTATACCTCCCATGAATCTTCTGCCACTACACCGTTGGAGGTCGAAATCTGCTGTCGAGGTTGGGATGATGGCTCGAAGGTCTCAGTGAAACTCTTCCCCTCCTGCAAGGTCAGGGTCGCATCCAACGCACCCACCGGGATGGTGTACGCTTCCAGCAACTCATACTGCAGGCCGTTGGGACCGGCAATGGTGGACCCTACCGCGATGGTCGCACCGTACAGCGTCACGGACGCGGGGAACGAAACGGATACGACCTCCACGCTCGCGGGGGTTGCTGACCGAGGAACATAGCCGACAGACTGGCAGAAGCGCAGTGCCGACTCGTACCGCTGACAGGTCGCGAGGAAGACCTCGATAGCAACGGCGTCCTGCCCCATTGAGAGCATGTCGCCGATCAGGGCATTGAACCGGATGATCAGTTGCCCGAGATTCGACTCGAAGAAATCGGACCAGTCGTCCGGTGCGGTGGAGAGGACGAGGTTCTCCAGTTCCGTTAGGATCGTGTTCACGTCCCTGGCTGTGTGGGATATTGTTTCGATCTCAGCCACGGTTCACCCCCCGCTCGCCATGAGGACTTTGACAGAATCCACGCTCACTTCGACCAGTTGATCGACGAGTTGCGCCTCACCCTGGAGCTTCAGCCGAAAACGTAGTCTCGCCGTGCGCTTCGACTCGTCCCACTGCAGAGCGAATCGGTCGATCAAGACGTGGGGAGTCCACTTACGCCGGGACTCTTCCACCACATGGCGGACCAGGGCGGGCTTGTCAGCGATCCCCGGTTCGTACAAGAGGCGGTTCAGCGAGCACCCGAAATCACGCTTGCCGGGTACGCTGCCGATGGGGGTGAGGATCGTGCGAAGAAAGTCGCCAATGGCGGTGTCATACCGATTCTTCGAGGCGAAGTATCCGCCGGACCGCCGCAGCGCGGGAAGAGCCAGTCCTCTGCGATCCACCTTGGTCGATTCGTGTGCCATGTGTCGATTCTCTCCGCAGACTACCCGGTGTCAACTATAGAGCCACGAACAACCGCCACGAGGCCAGCTTGGCCTCTCCCTCGTTGAGCTTGTTCATGATCGGTGTCACCACGTCAGGGAGCCCAGACGGTATGAGCCCCGTCACAGAGAAGGTGGAGACCTCTTCCATGAACTCTGCGAACGGCCCTGATTCGTAGTAGTCGCGACATACGCCCCTCACGTACAGACAGGCCGCTGTCGTCTGCGCGATCAAGATCGTGTCGACCCGCAGTCGCTTCAGTTCCTTGAAGAAGCGGTCGAAAACCCGGAGGTTGGGGAAGGTCGGGAGCGCCCGCTTGCTGTCCTCGTACTCGTTCATCAGCTTGTCCACGTACTCCTTCATGGACCGCTTGATCATCTCGACCACCTTCTGGGGATCGAGTTGCGCGAGTACCGACGGGTCTATGGCGAGCGCGAGTGGGAGCAGTGGGCACGTAATCAACCCGACGATGTCAGCGACGTTGATTGTCGGAGGGGGTGGAATCGCATCAACGAGTGCGTCGAGGGCCACAGTCATGGACTCGACCAAGTCCTCGGTGAAGTCCCTCGTCATGGACGTGAACCCGTTGATGACCTTCTTCACGGATTTCACTTGCTGGAGCGCCTGCGACACAGGCCGCTCCACCTTCGCCTTGATGTAGTCCGGACACCCGTCACATGCACCCACGGTTCACCTCACAACAGCGTATGAATATGGCCCATGCCGCCAGTTGACGGCCCCATCCCCGCGTTCAGAGTCACGTGGTTTATCAACCCTGCCGCGAACCCGTCCGCCCACGGTTGGATCGCAACCCCCGAAACTCCGGCCCCCGAAACAATCTGTGCGGCGAGTACGGTATCTGACTGAAACGTATACGGTAGGTGTATGTGACCAATGAGCGTACCGTCCATGATCACCATGGTCGTGAGCATCAGGTGACTCGCGATGACCGCGCAGAGGTTCGTGGTGAACGCCACAGCCTCCGGAGTGTACGGTGGAACTGATCCGGACATGAGAGCCGGTATGAGTGTGATCGCATGCACGTGCGGGTACGAACCCAGGGGCGGAGGTCCCAGACCCGGTGAGGTCACACCGGCAGTCCACATAGCCTGAAATCCGACGCACATGCCCTGCAGCCACGTGTAGTTTGGTGTCCCAGTGGACCAATCCCAATCCTCTGGAAACTCCCCGATGATATCGTCGATCAGCACTGCAGCGTTGACAGGCATTCACAGAACCGCCTTCACGAGGCTCGACCCTGCCGGGTGTGGTGCGCCCGTGAACGCGCACGGGTGCAAGGTCGTCACCACATTCCCCAGAGCCCCCGCACCAAGCTCGATCCCCGCAGCGCCCTTGATCGTCACCTTTCCCGTGGCATCGAGCAGTACAGCCCCTCCAACGGTGAGTGTCGCCGCGCCGGTGACGTCCGCTATCAGGTCCCCGCCGATGGTGACGTTGGCCGCATCGGTCACGTCCAGATTCAAGATGTTGCCGACAACCACACTCGCGTCGTGGTCCACGTTCACCACAGCATCGTTCGTCACGTTGATCGTCGCGTTCTTCACGTCGATCTGGAGGAGACCCTCCGTGGACTTGATCGTGAGCTTGGTAGTTGCCTCGAAGTTGATCTCGTCCGTGTGGAGATACTGGTCTGGGGTCAGCGGCGGAGTGGGACCCGCCTCCTTCCCGATCTGCAGGACCTTGGGCAACACGTCGATCTGGTCAGTCTGCCGGGCCACGCCAAGCCCATCCTTGTACTGACCAACCAGGATATGACCCTTCCCGTCCTGCGTCGGTACAGACGCGCCTACACCGGCGAAGATCGTCATGTCCTTGTTCGAGAAGATGTTGACTGCCCCGGTTTCCGCCGTCCCCTCAACACCATCCCCGGAGATGTTGATGGTGGGGCAACTCAACTCGGTGATCTGCGAAACGATAGAGGTCTTGTTGGCCTTGATCGAGAGCGGACCTGCCGCTTCGATGACAATGCCGTCGTCCTTCTGCGAGACGATAACCTGCGAGTTGCCGGACTTGATACGGACGTGAAGCTCGTCGGTCTTCGACGAGAACTCGACCATGTTTCCGGCCTTGTCAATCCGTACCCAACGCCGAATGTCCTCAGCGTAGTCCCCCGTGAGTTCCGGCGGCAGGTCAGGCTGACCCTTCGGGGACGCGATCCACCCACCAATGATGAACCAACTTTCGCGGTTGCCGTCCTCCGCGATGACGATGACCCGGTCGTCCACCTCGAAGAATGGGTAATCCCCCCAGCCACCCCCGCCGATGAAACAACACTCGGCCCACGGCAGGTGCGTGACTGGGATATCTTCGCTGTGAATGCCATACACGCGGACTCGAAAACGGCGGCGCTCTTCAACATCGTCTGTGGCGACGATGACCGCCCGCTTTGCCCCGACAATGGGTGTCATTGATCACCCTTTCATCTCCGCAGGACTGGCCTCGTGACTGTTCCAGGTACCGGTGTGTACCCTCGGGCAGTCAACTCACTGGCCGTATTCGATCCTTGGGTCTCTACGTTCTCCGCAGGCTCGACGACTTGATTCGCGGCGTGTTTCGCCATAGGTACTGGCGGTTCCTTTGCACCCGGTCGATGCAAGACCATCGACGTGACCCACCCGCCAGAATCCACACGGTGTGTGACCTCTCGGCTCTTGAAAGTACCAGACAAGTAGTGGGCTGACCCGTCTGGTAAGTGATAGTTGACCGTGACGAGGTCCTGCGGAGCGACAGCATGGGTGCCCCGGACCTCAAGGTTCGCAGAGTATGTCAACTCACGCATCTGCTGCAGCTTAGTCGCAACCTCTCGCTCCAGTTCCTCCGGCGTCCGGGCGCTCACAGGTATCTTCGCCTTGACACCATCCCCGAACTGCTCGAAGTATTGGGCGTCTTGGAACACAACCGTCTTGCCGCCCTCCACGTTCGTGTCGTCGGACGTCTCCTGCTCTGTACGGGTCCCCTCCACCGAGTTCACTGCCTCATAGATCGCGCGTCGGCCACCCCATATGGTCGCGAAGAGACCTGTGTCCACGGGAGCGAATCGAACAACATCGCCGTATGCGTCTCTGGCAAACTCGTACACAGCAGCGGACTTCTTGGTGTAGTTGACCGAATGGAAATGGACGGTATCCCGCGCGAACCAGAACAGGAAATGTTGCTTGTCCGCATTCTGAGACTTTGGGAGGAGCGTTTCGCGGATGAACTTGATATCGCTTTCCTCCGACATGCTGAGTTCGGGCAACTCCCCGACGCTGTCCTCCACGGTCGAACGACCGTGTTGGTCAACCGTGGCCCAACCCCACTTTTCCGCGACCTTACGGAAGACGTCGCTCGCCAACATTCCGGCAGGCCATGAACGCGGTTGCCGAGTCCGGTCGAGAAGGGGTTCCACAGCGGGCGCAGCCACAAAGTCAAGGGTGATGGTCACACCCTCCGGGCTGAACTCAGGGGTGTACCGAAGAATCCGCGCGATGTACTGGGGGTTCGCCGTGACCCCTTGCCCGTAGTCCCACCCCCAGCGGAGGTACAGGAGGCGCGAATGGCCCGCACCAATGAATAGGGTCTCCAACTCGATACTCGTGCGGTCGAACAGCGTAATGCTCCCCTTCCACGCCGAATCGTGCGCCGCTGTGACCTCGAACGCCTGTAGGTATTGGTGCGTGGGGATATCCACGACACCCCGCGCGCCCTCAAAGAGCACCTCGATCAGCAAGTTCGAGAGGCTGTTTGGCAAATTAGGCACGCGAGGCCCTCGCGATGTACTTCATCACCAACGACCGCTGGGGTATAACCAGTTTCTGCCCCACGTACATTTCCATCTCGGGGTCGACCAGCGCGTTCGCCAACGCGATGACCCACCACATGTGCTCCTGACCCGCGCCGAAGTACAGGACAGCCAGCTTGTCAAGCATCCCGATTTCGTTCGACTTCACCTCGTGGGTGCTCGCGTCTTCATCGGACTCCGTGAACTCCCCCGGGGCCTCGAACAAGGCAAAGACAGGCTTGTCGTCCGTCGCCGTGTAAATCGGCGTGTCCTTGTACCGGCTGTCGGACCTGAGCGTCAGCGTTTCGTTGGTTGCCATGCTAGAACCACCAGTTGTTCGTGGGGTAGAACGTCGGTACGGAGCGCACTACCGTGAAGGTACACGAGACGTCGGCCCCATGCGGCAGCATCGTCTTCGGGTCGAACGGCGGTTGCCACGTGGTCTGCACGTCCGTCGCTATCACCCGGCCCGCGAACAGGTCCCCGATCTGCAGGAAGCAGGGTGGAGGAGCGTGTGAGAGCCCGTCAGCCCCCTGCCACGGGTGCTTGAGGGCTTCGAGCCACATGGCGGGTTTCACGACCTCCTCACGCAGGACGTCTTCATAGACGATGGATCGCTTCAGGCCCTGCGCATAGAATCTGAAGTTCAACGGAACCTCTTTGTTGCCGGACCCCAGGTACGTCCTGTACGACTCCGCTCGTCCAATCACCTGTACGTCACCGTAGTTGACCGACGACGTCTCCTGAATCCCACTGTCGAGGTCCAGGAAGGTGAAGTCGAGTCTCTCTGAGAAATCGAGCGGCCACCCACCGGGGTTCATGTCATACCAAGACGGGTCGATTGAGATGTACGCAAGCAACAACGGCTGTGCAATGGCGCTGGGCATCAGAACCTCCCCGCTGCCAACTCGGATGTCTCACGGCCCGGTCCGGACGACCGCGTGCCACCACCCGCTGCTGCCAGCGCCGACCGGTCACCGGTCGTTGCCTGCTGTAGGAGTTGGACCATCTGGCCCAACAAGGTGTTCGTCTCACCCAGCCGTTCGTGGACCTTCTGATCGGTCGTATTCGGATCGAGTTGGACACTGACTGCCTGCTGTATCGCTGCCGGGGTCACCCGGGGGGCCAGGGACGGCTGTTGAAGGTTCACAGTCTCCGTGACAGACGCTGCAGTCGAGAGGATCGAGCGCAGGGCCTTCACGACACCCGGACTGGCCTTCTGGATCGCGAGCGACCGCTCGCTTGCACGCGTGAGGATGTCAGCGACAGGCCCAAGCTGCGTTGACATGGAGACTACACCCTGGAGGGCTATCTGGGAAACAGCGATCCCGCGCTCGACGCGCGTCAACACTTCAGTGCTGAAGCCCTCGAATGCTGTGTTGAGGGTACCGGTAATCAAGACGAGCGACTGGGTGAACGCCGGGAGGTTGGCCTTGATCTTAGCCATCGGACCGGAGAATATCCAACCATCTGCGAGGCTCGAAATGAGCGACCCGGATTCCTGCACAGCCTGCGCCAGCGGGTTGAAGCCCTTCACGATTTCCGCCGCCGCTGAGATTGCCTCCGTGGCGAGCTTCGGCTTACCCTTCATCTGATCCTGGAGCGCCGCGAAATTGTGCGTGAGCGTCCCAATGGTGCCGACCATCGTGGCGGACTCGTTCGCCAGCTTGACCATGGGGGACTCGCCCCCAACCCAATATTTGAGGACGACGTCCGCGTACTGCGAGAGCCTGCCGGGAGCGACCTCTCCCAGGCTGGACGATATCCTCGCGTAGTCGACCGTGAAGTCCGCCACAGACTTCACGGTCCCCGAAACCTTCTGGAGCGAGGCCGGATCGTACGTGGCGAATGCGTTCACGAGCGTCTTCACCGTCTCGATGATCTCCGTGCCGCGCTTCGCCAGCGCAACCATCGGGGATTCCGCACTGGTAAACAACCCAATGACCCAGTCCATGACTTCGCCCTTGACCGCGACCATCCGCACGTTGGACTGGATCGCGGTATAGTTCGTCATGAACTCAGCAGCGGCTTCCACAATCTCGTTCACGCCGGTGAGCTTCTTGAAGTCCTCTGGCTTGAAGGTCAACGACGAAGCGAGGGTCTTGACCGTATCAGCGATGGTCTTACCGCGCTCCGCGAGGCCCGCCAGCGGCGAGCCCTTACCGAAGATGCCCAGGACCCAGTCGACCACTGCGCCCTTGACAGCCACCATCTGAACGCTGCCCTGGACAGCGGCGAAGCCCTTCATGAACCTACCGGCCTCCTCGACAGTGCCGGTTACCCAGTACAGTTCCATCACCTTCTTCGGATCGAGGTTGAAAGATGACGTGAGTGACGTCACCGTGCTAACGATGTCCTTACCTGACTCCGCCAGCCTCGCGAGGGGACTGCGCTTGGAGAAGAACGTCACTACCGCTCCAACTGCCTGCCCCACAACAGCACCTGCAGCAGCCACCGAAACCGCACCAGCAGCCAACCCGAATGCACCCATGAACTCTGCCGTCGCCCATATACTGGTGAGGGCTTGTTTCATGATCGTCTCGTCCACGATGAACGCAGACGCAAGTTGTTCGATCACCGACCCGAACGTCCCACCCGTGCCCAGCCCACCCAGCACAGACATGGCCCCTGCGAACGCGAGCACCCCGGGCGAAGCCAGCAGCATCCCGGCCCCCGCAGCCGCCAACCCGGACCCCAGACTGATGAAGCCCGGCCCCAGCAAGAGGAGCGCCCCGGCGGATGCGATCATCTGGGAGGGATCGAGGCCCACCAACATCCCGAACATCTCCTTGAGGCTCGTGATTGCACCGATGAAGACGTCCCCCACGGTCACGATGATCTGCTTCGCGACGTCTGCGATGGCGGAGACTACATGCTTGATGATCCCCGCGAAGACCTCCAGCCCCGGAGCCGCAAGCCGAATCGCACCGGCCAATGCCAGCACCCCACCCACCAGCGCCGCGAATCCAAGAGCACCCACCCCGGTGAGCATCGTCGCGCCCAAAGCCTGAATGGCGGGTAGAAGCGCCATCACCCCTGCTGACAGACCCTGCATGAAGCCCAGAATGGCCTGACCCAGACCTGTGGCGACACCCTTCGCGAAGCCACCGATCCCGTGCCCCAGGGCAGAAATGGACTCACCCAGACTCCTCGTCGGTCCCACCGCTGCCCCTGCCGCACCACCGACGGCCTGCGTGGCCGGAGCCACCACCGCCGCAGCTTTCACGAGGCCCATAAACCGCAGCGGGGCCAATGCGAGCCCCTTGAGCATCCCAGCCAAGGCAGGAATGAAGCGCGTCACAAGGCTCCCTGCAGCCTTGACGGCCCCCCCACCGAATTGCCCCAGATACCCGATGGACAGTATCCACTGCGGGTTGATTTCCTTGAAGACGTCGATGACCTCAACGCCCATGACACCGAACATGCTGAAGCCACCGATGCTCTTGATAAGGTTCGTCGAGAACCGCTCCCACAGCGTAGTCGACCGCTCCAGGCGTTCGTTGATCACCTCGGTGCCAGTACCGGTCGCGACGAGGGATTTACCAACAGCGTCAAGCTGGGGTCTCGCGGTTGTTAGAGCTTCCCCCAACCCCAACAGGTTCGTTCCAGCAATTTCGAGACCCAGTTTCGAGGCCAAGTCCGCCGCACCCATTTCATCGCCTGCCTGCTGGAACTTGTCGGTCAACATACGCAGGAGGGGTTCGTATTGGCCTGCCGCCAACATCTCCTGTATCTGCTTGGAACCAACGCCAAAGGCGTTGACCGCCAACTCATTCGCCTCCACGGTCCCTGCCGCCGCACGGCCCACCAGCGACAGGACGTCGTCAGACATGTCCTGAAACCCTCTAGGCAAGCTGGCGGCAATCTGCGCCATAGTAGTCATGGTCGACTTCTGCATCTCCGCGTTCTGGTTCCAAAAGGTTCGTCCCATCGCTTGAGTTGCTCTGGTTGTCTCATCGAAGAGGTCCCCGGCAGCTTTGAGGCCCGCATCTGAGAGGTTTACTATCGAACCAAAAACATCGGTCAACTGCGCCTCAGTCAGGCTACCGGTACGAACAGCCATATCCGTGAACTTCTCGATTGACTCCGTCGCGGTACCAGTCGCGACACCGACGGCAGCGATTGCACCGGCGTACTTGTGTGCCTCGTCCGGGTTGAACTTCTGCGCCGCGAGGTGATCCACCACCTCAGCAAACGCAGTAGGCGCGAGGCCCTTCCACTTCGCGGAGAGTGCTATACCCTCCTGCTTGAGCCCACGGAGACGTTCGCGCGTCACCCCCCAGACCGTGTTCGCGCGGTTATAGTTCGTGACGAAGTCCTCGATCTGCTCACCCTGCGCAGCCGTGAAGGTCTGGGACACACCGCTGTACAACTGACTGAAGAGGTTGTGCGTGCCTTCAAGGGCCTTCCCCATCGCGAGGAATCGGACGTCGGCGGCTCCCACCACCTCTGATGTTTCGGTGATCTCCTCGTTGAATCGACCCGCCCACTGCGTAGCACGCTGGAACGCCGGGATGAAGTACCGCTGGACGTTCAAGGGGAGGGCTTTGCCCAACAGCTTGGCTCGCTCCAACTCCGCGACTGCTGCAGCCATGACCTTGTTCATCTTCGTCTGCGCGTCCGGGTCGAGGCCCAGCGACTTGATATCCTGCAGCTTGTCCATCGTGCGGGAGAGGTTCTCGATGTTCGCGAGAGCAACCCCGACGTCCTTTGCTTCTGCCGCGCGCGACGTCGCGGCGCGTATGTGCTCGACCACGTCCTTCGGGAGAGCCACCTCTTTCGACTCCAACACAGACGTGATGTCTTCGAGGCCAGCGAACTCGAACTTCTTCCGCGAGGAGCGTGGACTCGGGACGGTAGCAGACGGTGAGTGCGGGGTGCCGCTTACCGCATCCGCCACCATCTTCGAGGCATCAGTCAGAGCCGCCTGGAACACCGTCTGGACGTCGCTCGGCAACTGACCCATGACCTTGTTGCTCTCGACCAACTGCTTCCCCATGAGGTCGACGACGAACGCGATGTTTGCCTGCGCCTTCGGGTCCCCCTGTGCCTGCAACGCATAGAGCTTCTGGAGGGCCTTGTTGAGGTTCTGAAGCTCGGAGACAGCCTCAGCCATCTTCGGCGCAAGTGGTGTCTTCGACGTCGCGTCCTGCAGACCGGAGACTACATTCGTGGGGAGGACCACCTCGCCGGGCGTGAGGAGCGCGAGGACCTCGTCAAGATTGCCGTGTCCCGGTACGACGCCGCCCGATTGGAACCGGGGCAGTCTCTGGAACGCACCCATGAAGTCCGGCGGCTGAACCTGATCCTTATAGAATTGGCGCAACGACACACCGGTGTCGAAATACTTGTTGCGCTTCAATGGTATAGTCGGAACGAGGCGAACCTCAGCATCGTTGAGGAGCCGCGCAACGGTCTTCCGCACGGCACTATTGATCCCTATGAGTGACTTCGGGGACACGGACATGCCGGACCGTCCGCCGGAGATTGCACCGCCCACCTGAGAGAGCAACCCCTTCGTTGACTTCTTGACGGCCACATCGTAGTCGATGGTGACCTTCACGGTGATGGGCTGCACGATAGGCTTGATCCGCGCGCGGAGTGTCTTCAGGGCACCGGTGTACCCCCGGGCAGCTTCCTTCGGCAGTTCCCGGAACGCCTCGACGACATTGGCGAGTTGGTCGAACCCCTTCGTGGCCGATTTGGACGCGCGCTCGTTCAGCTTTTCGATTGACTTCGTGAGACGGTAATAGTCCTTCTCTGCCTTCCGCAGTTCAGGGGACAACTCATTCTGGACCTGAAGGTAGAAGCCGATGGTGTCGTCGCTGAACGCCACGGTCAACCCCGTTTACACAATGATAACAGCGAGCCCGGTTGTACACCCAGACTCGCTGTCACCTCCTTCTGCCTTGTGTCCTCTGAGCCTTCTTCGTCTGCTGCTCGTGCAGACGTTTCTGCTCCATCAGGTCCTCATAGCGGCGATTCACGTGCCATGCAAGCTCCTCGAAGTCCATCTGGCCCACGAACTCGCCGGTGTACCCATGCCCGTAGTTTAGCAGAAAATACGTGTACGACCGGAGCGTTTCGAGGTCACAGGCGGCTTGGCCGAAAAAACTCTGCCGTAAACGGCATCATCATCTCATTGGCCGCGCCACAACTCCGGCACGCGGGATAGACCCGCAGGTCGATCCCCGGCTCGTTGTCCTCGACGGCGATCCGGAACCTCGCAAGGTCCGTCGCCGACAGCTTCCGGATGAACAGTTCTTTCTGCCCGATGTCCTTCTCCTCCCCGCCGATGGTGACGATCTGAACGGCAAACCTGAACAGGTATGACGGGTCGCTCCCGTCGACAGACTGCATCATCATGCGGCTCGCCCGCTTCACGATGCGCGACTCGTCCTTCCCGCGCAGGAAGCGGAACGTGATGGAAACCTTCTCGTCCGGAAGCTCCACGGTGATGGGCTCTCGAAGCGTCCAGTCCCTGTCACCCTGCTCCTCCATCTTGAGATGGATCGAGTCGGGCGTCGTCTCTTCGAGGTCTTCGATGATGTTGATGGGCGGGTTCGTCCGCTGCATCGCGTTGCAGTAGCGGCAACGGTAGTCGAACGAATACGACGGACCGAAGGTGGCCGTTCGCATGGCGAGCATGAGGGCCATGCGGTCGGTCATGAGGAGTTCGTCGTGCTTGAAGTCCCCCGGGAGTTTGACGCAGTTCTTCAAGACCACGTCGATCCGGTCGAGCCCCTGCGCACCCGACGAAAGAAGCTGGGCCTCCTCAGTGGCACCCAGCTTCCGAACCTGCACTACGCCATCGGGAATCTTGTCGCCGTACAGCGCGCCCCGGGAAGGCAGCTTGACGTCCTGGAATCCTAGCTCCGCCATTGTAATTCCCCTCCGTTGAAAGAGGACAGTGGGCCGGGCACCACGCCCGGCCCGTTAGAAACACATCCTATGGCCGACCCGTTGGGTCAGCGATTAGAACACGTCGAACCCGTCGCCGGGGTACGCCTTGTCGATGGTGAAGGTCACGGTCACGTTGAGCGAGTCCTCCCCCATCAGGTCGATGTCCCCCGGGTCCATGGCGCTCGGCCAGAGACCGATGATGTCGTACCGACGGATGAACTGGCCGTTGGGCGCGAACATCTCGACCCAGCCGTTCTTCTTGTACTGGGTCGCGAGACCGATGGCCCCCGTCTTCGGGTTGTAGACCAGCATGGCCCACTTCCAGAGGATGTTGAGGAGGTTCCGGTCCACGTAGTCCTTGTACACGACGGACAGGTCGTCGAAGGTCGGGAGGCCCGCGAACTTCCGCTTCTCGTTCACGTACCCGATCTCGATGGTCCCCACTGTCCGCTTCGGCAGGGGGAACGACAGGAGCGACAGGACGAGGTCGTCGTCCCCGTCGAGGTCCGCGACGTGGAGCAGGGCGTTATTGACTCGCTGCGGCTCCCAGTTCGCCTTCCCGACGTGATCAGCCATCAGTTGAATCGCCATTGCACCCTCCCTACTCAGAAGCCCGTTGTGACCTCCGTGACCCGAGCGACTACTCCGTGAACTCGGCTCCCGTCGCGAAGATCGAGAAGTCGATCTCGATCCCTTCCGCCGCACCCCTCGGGAGGACGAAGAGCTTCGCCCGCATCCGGCGCGTGCTGAGGTAGAACGCGGTGTTCGTGGTCGAGTTGCACTGGACCTCGAACCGATCCAGACCCCGCGCTGCCGCGATCTCGGAGAGATGGCGGTTGCACATGGTCTCGTACTTCTTCCACGTGATCGGATCGTTGGGCTCGAACACGAGGTACTTGGCCGACGTAGCGCACAGCTTCTCCGCGTGGAGGAGGAGCCGCCGGACGTGGACGTCCGTCAGCATCGACCACTTCCGCTGGAGAGTCCGGTTGCCGTACAGGACGAGCCCGTCGGCTGCGAAGTTGACGATGGGGTTGACCCGGTTGTCGCCGGTGAAGATCGGGCACATCAGGTCGCGGTCCGTCTGCGACGGGCTGTACTCGACTTCCAGGCCCGAAATCATGCCCCGGTTGTGCCCAGCGGCAGGGAACCACGGGGCGGCAACGCGGTCGGTGTACGCGAACTGCGCCGCCACGAAGCCCGACGGCGGCAACCACACGTACTGCTTGTTCCACGCGTCGTACACCTTCACCCACGCCCACGTGAGCGTGGCGTAGCTGGAGTCGAGCGCGGCGAGCGGGGCGTCGGGGTAAGCCGAGAGCCCGTTGTGCCAGTCGAGGACCTCGTCGCGGTCGAGTCCGATGGGCGTGTCCACGAGGCAGATGCAGTCCGCGCGGGACTCCGCCGTGGCGATCATCTCTGCCACTACGGCCTGATGCGACACGCCCGGCACCGCGAGGATGTTGAACTCGACCGCCTCGGCGTTCTTGATGGCCTGGAGGCCCGTTGCAGTCGTCCCGCTGATCGTGCCGATGTAGTCGGACGAGGCCAGACCGGAGATGCCGTCGTTGCCCTCATTGCCCGGGATGTCCCCCAACTGATACGTCCCGTTGGTCGGGTCACCGTCCGCCAGCACAGTGACGTCGATGTACGCGGAAGGACTGATTTCTCCGACGAGACCCTCCTCGACGACCTTCTCCAGGTACCGCTCGGAGGTGGAGTCGAGGACGAGGTTCGTGAACCGCTCGACCGGCTGCAGCAACCCCGTCTGGTCGACGGGGGCGTAGATCACGATGTCGAAGGCGTCCGCCGGGGCACCGATGGCCGTACTGTCGGAAATGACCACCTGCACGTCGTCGCCCCAGGTACCGGGCGACTTCGCGAAGAGGGTGAACAGCGTCGTCGGGGCACCCGGGATCGCATTGACGCCGCCGCTGAAGCCGACGACGCCGATCTGTGCGCCCGCCTCCTGAATCGCGGCGTTGCCATCGGTCCCGCCCGTGCTCTGCGTCAGGTCCATCTGCGGGACGGTAACCGTGCCGTCGACCGCGACCACGTCGGCGGCGGAGTTGTTCACGGCGGTGATCAGGTTCGCCAGCGTTGCGGCGGCGGTGGCCCCGATCAGGACCGGCAGGTTGCCGGGCGTCCACGTGGCGTTGTTGTCGAACTCGAAGCGGTACTGCTTGGTGTCGGCGTAGTTGACGGAGGACACGTTGAAGATGGCGGCGTTGATGGCCGTGACGAGCCGACGGTACGCTTCGTACGGGTCGGTCACCCCGGTGATGTCGACCCACGCGTTGGGGGCGGGGTCGACAGTGGCGAACTCGAAGATCACGGAGGTGACTCCGTCGCTGATGACGATCTGGTCACCGGCCAGCGGCATCGCGGAGTTGGTACCCTTGACCCAGCCGGTCGCGCGGTGGGTCACGTCGCCGCCCGACATACCGCTGAC